TAAGGCTTATGTATGACATTCGGTAATTCTTCAGCTACATCTAAAAGTCGTTTCTTTTCAGTTATTTCAAATGGAGCATTAATTAATTCATCATCTACATCATCCAAATTATCTCTCATATCATTAACTAATTCTTCAGCAAAGAACGATTTAGTTAAATTAGATCCTCCATAGATATCTGCTAAATCTGTTTTCTTTTCCCAAAGTAATTCAAACGGAACTATTCCAACTTTACCTTTAGAAGGTCTTGATTGAAGAATAATTACTTTCCATAAATCTTTGGTTAATTCAAATATTGTTTCAAGATATTCCTTATCATCAACAACAAGATTCTTAACTGAATTAGCATATGCTACAGAATAATCAGCAAGATACTTATTAATTTCCATTTCTGTTGTTGAACTATTTGCTCTTGCCCAATCTTGAGATTGCTTAACAAATTTCAATACAGGAAAATCCAATCTTTTCTTTTTACGATTTGCTTCTATTGATACAAATCTCCTGATACGATTAAGTTTTGTATAATTAATTCTATTTTGTTTCTTATCAATACAATATTCAAAAATATCTCTTATAGTCTTACAATCATAAAATTTATATAATCCCATTACGATTGGTATATTTCTTTCAAGAATTTCAATATCAGATGCATATAAGTTATTTTCATCTCTTTCAATTTTATATTCTTCATCTTTAAATACCTCATATGAACCTTTCAATAATTCTTTATAAATATCAATATTACCATCTGATAAATGATCCAAGAATTTAAACGTTTCTGTTGTTGCATAACTATATCTATTATGACGACATAATTTAAGATATTCTTCTACATCATCTTTATGAGCATCATCTACTCTATCATTAAAGTTATTTGTTACGACAGTATATCCATAATATTTCATTCCATTAGTTAATACCTCTAATTGTTTTGAATATTCGGTATATCTTTCTTCGAATACTTTTAATTTATATGTTGTTTCATCAATATAATAACGACAATCATTTTCATCATATTTAAGATATCTATTTGAAGATAATAAAGATTGAATTAACGGATTATATTTTGATTCTTCATTATTACGTTCAAGCATATCATTACAAGTATGAATCAAATCTCTTGCGAACAATAAATCCTTTTCACTGAAATTCAAATCCAATGGTTGTGTATAATAATAGTTAATAGGCACACCAGATGCATCTTCTTTTTCCAAAAACATCTTAATATATAGATCATTATTACGAAGACGATTTGCGAACTGTTCAATATCTTGTGCTATCCATGTTTCATTAAAATATACACTGAATCTATATTTATCACAAATATCAACTCCAACTGAAAGATATGTTGTACAGAAAATTATATCATTAGGACCAATAGACTTATCAATATTAATCGTATCCATTGATTCTTCTCCATAATTTGATTTCTTATAATAGAATGTTTTTAGATCTTTTGTACATTTGAATTCTGTTAAGAACTGTTGAATCAATCCTGTGATTTGATCAAAATAAAGATTACCTCTATTTGTTGGGAATAAGATTTTCTTTCCATCAATAATATCCTTAGCCATTGACTTACACATTTCAATAAGCTTTTCAGTTTTTGTTGGAACCATGTTTATTTCAAATTCTTTTACACGATAATCTTCTTTAATGACTTTAATATGTTTGATATTTGGAAAGAACAGCATTTCTCCTGTTGGTGTTCCTGTCATCATTATAATCTTTGCTTTGCAATTTGCTAAACGTTGAATTGCTGGTGACATAACATCTCTATAAGAACTTGTAAATAATAAATGTGATTCATCAATAACAATATATTCAAAATTAGCTTGATCTAATTCAAATACATTTAATCTTGAAAACTTATCAATTGTCATAGACATATTTCTATCACCTAATATTTCATCAAGTGTTGGTCTTTTATTACCATAGAAATATAACCAATCAGAAGTCTTTTCATCAGCTTCAACCTTTGCTTTAATAGTTGATGTGAACGGAAGAATCAATAATGTTTTAGCTTTTAAACTTTTAATCATTTCAGTCTTTCCATATCCTGCACCAGCTTCAAGTAACGTTATATGTGATAAATTACCAATAATATCATCTTTTAAATCAGAAAGATATTGATTATGTTTCATATGAAGAATTACAGAAGAAGTATGATCATTAAGAATTCTTGTTGGATCTAAATCAATATTAGCTTCCTGAAGTTCTTCTTCCAATTTTTTCATATCTTCGTTATACATATTATCAGCCTTTATCTTTAACTTAAATCCATGATTCTTATTAAGTTCTTTAACAGCCCAAATAGATATTGGCTTATTATGTATTGAAGCAGTTTTAACGTCTCCTCTTAACTCTTGTTTTGGTGTACCATCACAAATCTCAATCATTATTTGTAAAGCTTTTTCTTCTCCATATATTGATGTTAATGTATTAGCAAGCTGCCAACGTTGTGCGTGCTTATAGTGACGTCTTCCAAAACTTTTTGAAGTATCTCTGTCATTAATTCCTGAGATATTTGTTATCTCAACATTTTCATCTTCTTTATTATTATCATTATTAAACCATTCAAGTTTATGAAATATATCTTTTAAGTCAGGATGCGTTATCCAATCAATACTTGTAACTCCACTATTAAATGCAGATTCAAAATTAACATCCAATCTTAAGTCTTTAAAATTTGTATTAAGTAATGCATTATTATCAGATGATATGAAAATACCTTGTTGAGGCTTACACATAGCCATATCCATGTACTTAAATATATCATCTTTTGTATATCCATATTGTTTTGAATATTTCATAAGAACAATATAAATATACGAATACTTATGTCTAAAATTACAAACATATTCTATACGTCTTGCATTAGTTTCAATTGATATTGGTGTAATCTTTGTCCAAACATGACAAGATTTTCCTGATGCAGAAATACAACAACCTAAAAACCAATGATATTGTTTAAGTTCATTAAAAAGTATTTTCTTTAAGTTTAAAGCTAATGTCTCATCTTTAATATCAATATCAATAATCTGAAGTCCGTTCCAAACATTATAAGACATATCACCAATAGGTCGTTGATTCGTAGATGATGAATAAACGACTTTTCTTTTAATCTTTTCAGTATTCTTATATGATGGGTCTTTCATTAAATTATAGATATCACCCCAGTTCCATAAGATACCTACTTTCTCATAAATGCTATTAACAACTAATGTTTCAATAAACTGTAATTGATCTGAAAAGAATTCTTCCTGTTCCTCTTCAGTACATTCATTGTAATTTTCTGAACTATAATTTTGATCTATATTATTTTCATTAACTTCATTTAGTTCATTATAATCTGGAGATATCTGACTAAATGAAGTTAAAATTTCTGTTATTGATTTTTCTTTATTATTGTATTGATCATTTATCTTTTTTAAATAACTTCCTAAATTATTTCCGAAGATTTCAGACATTAATTTTTATAGAATATATTTTTTAAAATTCTTTAATTTTTATTAACATAGATAGGAAATGACATTTATTCAACTTATGATATACATAAATTTTATTTATTTTTATAAAATAAATCCTATTAAAATAATATAGAAATTATGCAAAATTGTGTTCAAACTACTCAAAATAATGTTAACATGGAAGAATTCCTAAAACAGAAAGCACAGACAGAAGATCAAATGGATTATAATTTTATTAGAAGAATAATTCAAGATATAACCCAATCATGTGCTTTACCTCTTCCATTACCTGCTTCGGCTATACCACCACTTATTTATCAAGCAGCAAGCTATTTCTGGGAGAATTATGATTTAGCTGTAGAAGAACGTAGATATTGTGTTCGTAATATTGACTTCTGTAAATATATGACAAATAATGTTATTTGTCTTCCTCAACGAATTATATCAGTCTTTGGTGTATATAAGACAACAGATAGTTTCAATTACGGAATTATGGGAGACTTCTCACTTGAACGTATGATTTTGAATAATTCTGCATTGGCATCAGGAGCAGGTGGTTCTCTATCTGATGTATTTGGCTCAGGAACAGGATATAATTTAACAGATGTCATGGGAGCATTATATGAAGTACAAACATATAAAGCAATGTTTGATGCTCCAGTTACATTTAACTATAATCCATATTCTCATAAATTAGTTATTCTTGGTGACTTAGGCCGTTCTGATTTGATATTAGATTGTTTCTTAAGATGTAAGATTCAGGATCTTTATCAATTATATTACTTCTTTAGATATTGTGTATGTCTTGGTATGAGAGGTCTTGCAACTATTATAGGATCATATGAATTCAAAATGCCAGGTAATGTAACAATTAATTATCAAAGATTCCATGATATGGCTACTGAAGAAATGGATAAAATACATGAGTGGATCGTAACTCAACACTCAGCAGATTATTTCTTTAATAGTAATACTGTATAAGAAAATATAATAACATAATTGATAATGATAATATATGAAACAATTATCTGAACATATAACAGAAGCATTAAAGATTACTTCTAAATCAAAAATAAATACATATGTATATCAACCAAAGAATAGAAGGGAATTAATTGATATCATTTCTAAAAAATATCAAAATAATAAAAAGGAAGATATGTTAGATTTAAATGATATTGATGTTTCAAAAGTAACAGATCTTTCTTATTTATTTGAACTTATAAGACCTAAAAAAGTTGATATGCATAGTTGGGATGTTTCACGAGTTACAGATATTCATGGGTTATTTTGGGATAATGATGTAGTAGAAGAAATACATATAGAAGACTGGGATGTAAGTAATGTTAAAACTGCATATGGGGCTTTTTACTTCTGTAAAAATGTTAAAGAATTAAATTTAAATAAATGGAATTTTAAAAGTTGTGAAGAATTTGATTTAATGTTTAAAGGATGCGAAAATTTAGATACACATTTTACAGATGATTGGAAAATGCCAACACATGTAATAACAGCTGATAATATGTTTGAAGGATGCAAGTATGTTCCTAAATGGTATGAACGATAAATAAATAATTATAGAAGATGAATTTATTTGAATATATAAAGAATTATAAAGATCCAAAAACTCCTCAGTCTTATGGAGATATTTTGGAGGATAATTCAATGATAAGCAGTCTATCGCCAGTAGAACAATCAATTTATAATCAATTTAGATCTGCAGATAGAATGAGATTAATAAAATCAGGAATGAAACAACAATGAAAAACATTATAGCAT